GTAGTGAGACATAGTTAACTGCGAAGGAGGGGCAGTTAACTGGAGGTGTTAACCAAAAATTAGTCACCAACGCCGGAGAGAACGGTATATCAACAGGTGAAAGGGAGTGTTGGTCGTTAATAACGCATAACGTAAATATGCCGATGGGTTGCGAGAAGACCAAGAGAATTATGAGATTAGCTATCGAGTAAGTTTCGTAAAAGATATGGGCACATATTTTTTCCGGTCACGAAAACGTAATACTTTTTGCATAAGGATTATATGTTAAAAATGCCAGCACCGTATCATATTGTTCACGCAGCTTTTGCAAGGGTCCAGGAAACTGGACGCATAGCCGAAAGGACGGCAGAAAGCCTGAAACAAGCAGAGATACAGCTGATAACTGCAATGGAAACGCAGTTGGCTTCAATTGCCCTCAGGGTGTCCTTTTACAAGGAAATGCTTGAAGCAAACCGGGAGGCTCAGGTGCGATACCAACATGCAGGTGATTATCTGTACCATCTGTTGACAGTCTAAATAGCCGAAAGGCAAAAACGAATTTTTACTTTCCCGAGTCTTTATTATGAAAAATGGCCTCGTTCTACGTGGTTATCAATCCAGCTGACCCGGACATTACAGTACAGACATACATGCAGATGCTAACGTGTCTTCTGAATGACAATACGCGTAAAGCATATCATTACTGCAAGGCTTCGGATGGTCTAATGAAGCCCACAACTGTCATTGAGATGGTTGGCAATGTGCCTGTTCACCGCACACTCAGCGTGTTTGAGTGTCCGAAGGAGTACTTGACATATCCGACAGAGACCAACACATGTACAATCTGTGGATGGCTACACATGCAGGGTTCAAGCTGTATGAGCTGTGACTGGCAAGAAGACTACTGCTGTCCTGACTGCGGAGTGAATACCAACCAAGGCACGTGTTCTCACATGTGCCCAACCTGGTCAGACTTCTAAATATGAAAAAGGCATTGCGCCCTTTTTCTATGTCATCTCAGCAGGGCTCCACACTCAGCTTCACCGGCAGGTTGCCAGTGTTGATGAGGTCGAGCAGGACATTGTGAATGTCTGCCCGGGTGTGGAATACCGCAGCCAGCAACTGGTAAAGCACGTGGCGCTTCACCAGCTCGCAGCTGGCTGGGTTATTGTAGTCAGAGACGAAGTGCCCCAGTGGGTCGTGGGTTGTTCCGACCATTGGAGTCAATGCGTACCCCCACAATGAGAGGATGCGCGTTGCTGGGTCCCATGTGATGTTGCTGCAGCCGTAGAACGGCTCGTGGACCCGAGGCCCCAGGTTGAGAGGCGGGGGTGCAGACATTTGTTCTGGTAGAACAGATGGGGCGGTAATAGCATTGCTTTGAGTCTTTTTATAATCCGTTTTTACTACACACACCTCAACATACTTTTCACATTCATTTTGATTGTGTCCCATCAAAAAAGCAGGTAATGCCTGTGCATTGATGACATTGTGCCTAATAATATATGGTTCTGTCATCACTTCATTAACTATAGCAATCACATCGCCAATATGTACAGTCTTATCGGAGCAAGGATAAACCCCCTTCCACTCTGAATCCGGAATCATAAATTGGTCATAAAAGCAAATATACAACTTTACACTTCCATAGTCATCAAGAAGTCTAAGGTCATTTTTAATTTGCTTTTTAGCAGCTTCTAACTGTTCTGGGTGGAATGGCATTTAATATACTTAGAGCTTAATGCTTACTGAATTTTTACCCGTAGACCCACCCTTCTTACTGCCCCCGGAAAGTGTTACCTTCTTATCGGTTACTCCTGAGTTTACTGTCTTGAGAAGGGCTGAAATATCAGCTGGAATGCTGGGCGGCTTCATCTCAACACGGGGCTGAACAGCGGCTGCTTGGGGCTGAGGATTAGGCCGGGCAGGCATCTTTACGGGTGACTTGATTGTCTGTGGTGCACGCTGGGGCTGAGGAGGAATCATTGAACTCATGAAGTTCGCAAGACCGGCCATCGGGTTCTCACCGCCCCGAGGTGCCATAGGAGGAGGTGCAACATTCGTTCCACGCTGATTGGTCTGTGACTGCATTGCGGCAGTAGCAAGTTGGCGAGCAATCTCAGGATTTGACTTGAGTACCTGGTCGAGGTTGGGAATAGGAGACTTCTGAACCATCTGATTTGTCAGGTGAACCATGTATACCATCATACAAGTACGAATAGGGATGCGTACAAGGGGGTGCATGCGTAGCTTGTCACCATACAGGTCATATAGCTCTTCAAAGTCTTCCTCCATATCACCAACCTTCATCTGAGCAGCCTCAGAAAGACCATCTAGCTGAAGACCAAAGGCCTTCATCATTCCTACGTTCTTGGATGACCACTCAAGACCTCCCATACCGGTCACGAACCACTCAGAGAACTGCTGTACAGACCGGTCCATATCCTTTTCCTTACGGATGAACTCCAGCTCCATCTCCATCTCCTCTAGAGAAGAGTCCATAGTGAATCTCTTACGCATAGGTACGCCCATCTTAGATAGACGGTCAAACTTGCGTAGAGTCTCGTACTTCTTGCGCTGAACGTGTTCGTCTGACATCCGGGTATGAGACTGAGAGGGAATGAATGAATCTGCATTCATATTCTGAACACCGCTCCATGTCTCGGTAGGACCTACTGAATCCAGATTTGGCATAATGCGAGGTGCAGTATCATCTGTGAAGTTGGGGAGCTCGAATGTTTCAAGATTAGGAAGAGCCGTATCTCCACCACTTCCACCAGCCATACTAGGATTTACAAGCATATCTAGTCCGATAATGTCCATTTGTTAGTTAGTGACGTAAGGGTTATGAAAACTTTAACGCGTATTTTCCATAAACCAAAGACCTTGGAGAAAAGCATCTGCTAAGTCATCCTTCTTCGGGTGTTTTAGCATATAATCTTTCCATTGCGCCGGAACTAAGGCAGAAGCATGAACAATTCCAGTTTTCTTGCGTCCCTTATATGTCTTGGTTGCATCATCTACTGTCACCATATTTGTTAGCTTATGAACAGCTGATACACCCTTAGTTGAATATCCATGACATTCAAACCACATGTGCATCATTGCCTGAACAGCCATCATACGCTTATCAGGTTGTTGTTCAAAAATTACCTTAGTTGAACCATTCCAAATAGAAGTCCGGGATGTCAGAGAAGTATTAATAAGAGGAGCTAAATCAACTACACTTCCTTGTTTGCATGATTTTACACATCGCTTCCAGACACGAGCAGCATAGTGAGAATAAAGAGCGTCTACGAGGGACTTCTTTGTTGTCCCCTCGATATGTAACTCCCCAGCTTCCTTCTTCAACGCCTCTAAGGTCTTCTGTGATAATGATGTCTTTGTACACGCCTTGCCCGCCTTCTTGTGGACAGAACACGCGTATTGTTCTTGTTGTTTCCAGTTTGCTGGTTTACGACATTTAAAACACTTAGGATTATCATGTCCGGCTCCTTCTGCCATGACATCAATTAGGTCCCAGTGTAGAATCTTGACATCTTTGCGCGAGGTTCCTTCTAGAATACAAAATGCTAAATTACGTAATCCAACATCAAATGATACAAGCTTCATTGTTACTATAGGGTTATGATGTAAAAATGGAATCTAAAAATATATATTAAAAATAATACAAACCGGATGAGTCTCATCATCTCAATTCCAACTGTGGAAATGAGCGAGCCTTCCCCATGTGGAGGGGACATGATGCCCCGCCCATTACCATCTCGCGAGGACATCCTGCGCGAGATGGAGCGGAGAATAACCGCAACATACGAGGTCTTTTATCAAACAAGACTGAACTTTGACGAGCTTATTGTGCGCCTTTTGTGGGACACATTCGGCGACCCATATTCTGTGGACTCATCCGCAAGGCAGACGTTTCTCGAGTCAAACTTTGAGTACAACTCTGCCAAAGCACAGCTTGAGAATACGCTCATCATCTTCCATGATGCAGTCGCCATCCGCGACCGCTTCATGCAGACATAAGCCGAAAGGCCAACAAATTTTTACTTTGGTTGTAAAGATTGAATATACAATGCAACAATCAAGGTCATAGAAGCATCAGTAGTCGGGTCATGCGCCTTTTCAAGTGGAAGATGTTTTGCAAGTTCCTTTGTTTCCGGGTCAAGATGTCTCTTAATGCAATTATATGTTCCTTCTAGTTTGGCTGTTCCACACTTTTGTCTGCTTTGATAATTCCATAAAGCAATATCAATTATGTGCTTAGGTGAACTATATTCGAACCCATACATTGCTGCTGCATTCTTTAAAGCATCAATATCTCCGGTTCCTTTTACAATAATCGATGACTCTGCATAATGTTTCATAAAAGTTGCATACCAAGACGGAGGCTTGTGATGAGATTTGATATTTGGGTCATTTGCATAAACTTTTAATCCCTCTTCTAGTGCTTCATTACCTTCGGGAGATAAGTGGGAGGGAAATGATTTTGCCCAAGAAAGACCAAGAGCATCTTCTAATTCATCTAGCTTCCGAGCTGTTGCCGGTTCAACAGTTGCATATTTTGAGATAGGAAAGGATACTTCGCGTTTGGGTTTTGATAAGGTAACAAAAAATGTCCCATTATATGACCATGACCCATCTTTGTTTTTGTTAAGCAAAAAGCCACCTATTTCCCGCGATACGAAGAAAAAGTCTTCTGTCGGAGGAAATATATATTTTTGGTCTCCGGTATCGCCTAATACATGCCAGAACTCGCAGTCAAACACTAGTATCTTTGTTTGGCCGCTCGCTAAGAGGTCTAATTGTTTATTATGGAATCTCATTGTATTTGTATTTAAGAAGATGCTTTTAGTAGCTGAAGAAGTACAGTCTTAGAGTCACGCTTGCCGTAAGGGATGCCCTTCTTGGAAAGAAGCTCGCGAAGCTCAGCAGATGTCTTGTCCTGGAGGTCATCAATATCTTCCTTCACTTCGGGAACAGTAGGAACCTCAACCGTGTCTACTACCTCAACGTGCTTCTCCTCAATTACAGAAGCCCGGTCATCCTCTTCCTCCTCATCCGTATCGGGCTCAATGGGTGCAGGAACCAGGTGTGACGCAACAAAAGAAGAAAGAGAACCAACAACAGACATCACCTTATTCTGCTGCCAGTACATGTATCCTACCATTCCGGCAAGGACAAGGACCATGGTTGCAAGTACGAGGACGCTGACATTTAGGAAGCTGCTCATTTGATGTTTTGTATAGACAAAAGCTTCTTTCTTTAAACGTAAAAGGAATGCCCACTCCCGATGCATCGCAATTTACGCAGCTGAAAAAATATTCTGCTATCAACACCGGTGATAAAGGACAGGTACAGCAGAAAACTATTACGCATTTATATCAGCCAGTTCCATCAGTCACACAACCTGTTGAGTTCCTGGCATCGTTCTCAAATAAATATGTTAGCACCCCTTCATTTGTTCCTATCAATCGAGTAACTGGTGTTCAGTATAAGCCCAAGGTTCCAGGTGGAAACGTGAATGGACAGACTGGTGGTGGCAGTGGCGGACCGATATGCGGCGTGATTAATATTACGGATATTGCTACATATGATTCTGTAAATTCATTGTATGTATTAAATGGCAACTACACGATTACTGCATGTCAAATATTAAATATAGCTGTTAGTATTACATTGCGGATTAATGCAGGGCAAACATTAACGAATAATGGCACCATCAATAACGCCAACTTTTTACGTAACAACGGCACATTCAACAATAACGGCACATTGAACAACAGCCTCTATGTATATAATACCGACACACTCAACAACAATGGCACATTTAATAACAACACACTTGGCAATATCTTTAACAACCCCTTTGGCGTATTCAATAACACCAGCATACTCAACAACACTGGCAACAGCTATAATGACCTTGGCGCCACAATCAACAACTCTGGGTTTATCTATACTTATGGCGGCGGCATAACCTGGAACAACGGCATACTCAACAACATCGGCACGATTAGTACTTCAGATGGGTCGTCAACCTGTGGACCGGGAACACTTAACGACAGCGGCACCATTAATGATACTGGTACACAGAATACCGATTGCCCGTCTAGCGGCGTGCCACTTGGAGTTGCAACTCCTGTGAGTGGAATACCACTTGGAGATTCAGCATTTTCCATTCCTGGAATTGTACACCATAAAAGTCCAGACGTAAGGTCAAGTGATTGAAGCTTTGATTGATACACCTGATACATCAATCCAGCAAGTTATGCTCTAACTGGTTAAAACGCCTCATCAAACTTGATGGTCATCTCTGCTTGAGATAGACCAACTCCCGGCTTAGAATACTCTGAAACCTTCTTCTCAAAGAAGTTGGTCTTACCTTCCAATGAAATCAGCTCCATGAAATCAAACGGATTTGTGGAATTGTAAATCTTCTTAATCCCAAGCTGTAGCGCCAGTCTGTCTGCTACAAACTGGATATATTGCTGCATGTCTCGGGAGTTCATTCCAATAAGTGAGCATGGGAGTGAGTCCGTAATAAATGCTGACTCAATCCGAACAGCATCGCAGATAATGGTTCCAATCTCATCTGAAGTCAGCTTGTTCTCCATCTTGTGATACAATGCAACTGCAAACTCAGTGTGCAGACCCTCATCTCGAGAGATTAGCTCATTAGAGAATGTCAGGCCGGGAAGTAGGCCACGCTTCTTGAGCCAGTAGATTGCACAGAAGCTCCCAGAGAAGAAGATGCCTTCCACACAGGCAAATGCCACTAGACGAGTAGCATATGAGCGGTCATTATTCATCCAATCGAGAGCCCACTTTGCTTTCTCAGCAATACTGGGGATAGTATCGATAGCCCGAAAGAGCATCTTTTGCTCATCCTTATCCTTCACATACTGGTCAATAAGCAGAGAGTATGTCTCTGAATGAATTCCCTCCATGGCATTCTGCATACCATAGAATAGGCGTGCAATTGGGGACTGAACCTCAACCTGGAACCGGGAAGCAAGGTTTTCTTGAACAATGCCATCTGAGCCAGCAAAGAAGGCTAGAACGTTCTTGATAAAATGACGTTCGTCCTTGTTTAGTTTCTCCCAATCCTCCTTATCCTTGCTGAAATCAATTTCTTCAACAGCCCAGAAAGTTCCTACTGCTTTCTTGTATAGTTTGTATAGGTCCTGCTCTGAGTCCTTAATAGGGAACAAAGTATAACGCTCACCGAGAGTTGTCGCAGATGAGTCGAATAGAGGCTCCATATTCTGAGGGCGAGGAAATGAATTAAATACTTCCATCTTATTCAATATAAGAAATGAGTGGTCCAAATCCATTTTCAACAGCGGATGCTCCTCAGCACAACTTAGTATCAAAAATTGTTGGTAATGGGCCATATCATGTAGCAGTTGACTTGGTAGACGTGGATACGGCGTATGCTATTCAGCTTGGTTCTGCAGCAGACCCGGTTCGGCAAGAATATGTTACCCAAATTGGAACAGCATCAAACCCAGTAGACTCTATTTATGTAAGAAACATTTATCCTCCTCCCGGAGTATTGGAGAATGCAATTGGAGGGACTGGTATTGACATTGAGTACACAACTTCTGGGCCAGTTATCTCTGCTCTTGTTGCAGCTGGTGATGGTATTGCTCTGAGTGTTGACCAGAACAGAGTAATAAATCTGAGTACTACTTTAACACTGTTGAATGGCCCGGGTATTGAGATTACGCCGTTTAGTGATGAGAATAATCCAAATGGTTTAATTATCAGTGCAAGTGGCAGTAGTGGTGGTACAGGAACTACTTCAATTCCTGAAGGAGAGCTTGTGATTGGTGATGGTGGAGCTGGTCTGACTTCATCTCCAAATGTATTTTTTGATAATGCTGCTCAGCTGCTGTATGTCCCGGGAACTATTATTAATACGGTTGGAGAGGCCGGAGTTCTTCGGATGAATACCGGAGGACCAGCCGGAGATGCTTACATTGAATCTGGATTTGAAGATGTTCAAAATTCGGGAAACATGCTTAATATTAGCTATATTGGGGGTACAGCAGACCCAACTGTAACAGTTGATACCTTTGACTCGTTTGTTGGAATCAACAAGTCTGGACCATCTGTTGCACTAGATGTAGTTGGTCAAGCTGTTGTTGCATTTGATGTAGGCAGTGGGGCAACAAGCACTGTATATACTACAGTAGTTGGAGGTACTGGACCAACTGGTAGTGTTACACTACAGCCTGCCACAACATATATTATGCACGTATGGGGAGCTGGAGGTGCTGCAAATGGTGGTGTTGGGGGTGGAGGTGGATATGCAGAGTATCAGATAACGCCTAGCACAGCTACTGTTCTTTCTTGGCTCGGCAATTATGGCGGAGCAAGTGGTGGTGGTAATGCTTTAGTGGGCAGTATTGGCGCATCAACCTTTATTGTTCCCGGTGGTGGTGCTGGGGGCGTTTCAGGTGGCACTGGTGGTGGGGGTGGAGAAGCACTGGGAGGTCGGCCAACCCCAGAAGGAGGTAGAATTGGAGGTGGCGGAGCAGCACAAGCAACATATGATGATAATCGTTCTTGGAGATATACTACAGTTGGTGGTACAATTGGTGGAAGTGGAGATATATTCAATGAAGGAACAATTGATGGTCTTACCGCTACTGTTCAAGGAACTTTAGTAGTAAATCTAGCAAATCCCCCGGTTAGCGTTAGCATTAATATTCCAACACCGGGTGTAACATATACGATTGCAGCTGGCACTACAATGACATTTGTAACAAGTGGTACTGTATTTAATGGAGCTACATTCTCATCTCCAGCTGGGGCTGAGTTTCCGCTAACTCAGGTTACAGGTTATATAGTTAATGATGCCGGAGAATTGCCTTCTACTACCTATACATCAATTGCACTATATGCAGATTGGCCAAACACTACAACCCCAGTATTTCCGGGAGGTTCAGTTGATACAGGTTTAACCGGAATTACGTATGGTGCTGGAGATGTAAGTTGGACTGGTGGCGAAATTACGTATGTTCCTGGAACAACTTTTTATCTATATTTTACTGCTGCAACTGATAACCAGACATCAGAAGAAATTACTGTTACAAGTGGAGCTAATATGACAATCAGTTCACCATTTGATTTTTTAACAGGAGTAACCCTGAGTACTACTGGAATTGGTCAATTACCTACTGGTTCTCAAATTGATGTAGCAAGTAGGCAATTTGATAATACGGGTGCTGTTTCTACTACAAATACGGGGGCTGCGTATGGTGGCGGAGGAGGTATTGGAGGTGGCTCACCAGCACTAGTTGCAGGTGTTACTGGAATGACATATGGCACATCTACAAATGAGTTTGCAGGTGGAGGCGGTGGTGCTTACCAACATAGCGGCAGCCTTCCTGTTCTTCAAGTTGAGCCGGGAGTTGCAAACCGGTCATATGTAAATACATTCAACCGAAATGGAGCTTATGGTGCGGGAGGAACAGCTGGTGCTGGCGGAACTCAGTATCTAATTCTGCAAACAAAAACAGATACTGGTGTGATTCCTCCGGCACTAAAAGTGTATGGTGATGAAACAGTAAGTGGTAATCTGTCAGTAGGTGGAACTGCAACAGTAAATAGCCTACTTGTATACGGTAATGGACAAATAAATCAGAACTTTTTGCAGAATGGAAATGCTGCACCTAATTTTGGAGCAACATTCAATAGCCCGCTTCGGGCAAATAACGGGTTTAGTGTTACACTGGGCTCAACAGCTGGAATGAATCAAGAAACGCGAATTGTCTGGAATCAAGTAAACCCTGGAACTGGAAGTGCTGAAATACTTGTAAACAATACTTTAGCAGGCAGCACAGGAGGTGTTGCATTATATAATCAGAATAGCTCCGTAGGACCGGCACTTGTGAATCTTGCAACATTTCAGCAAAGTACTGCATCAATTCTTGAACCCGGTAGCAACACAGGAATGTTAACTGTGAATGGAATGATTTCTAGCTATGCAATTGCACAAGTTCCCCATGTTGTACCTCCTGGACCTATAGGAACTGATACAAGTCCACCATATACTGCACCAGAGATGAACCCTTCGATTGGTAGGTTTGCATGGACAATTACAGAGCCGGGTATATATCTATTCTTTTGGAATGGAACAGATAGCGGAAGTACACATATGTTGTATCTAAATACAGTTGGATTTGCCGAAGGTGGTGGATTTAAATCAGCAACTGCAGAAGTGTATGGATATAGCAATAAAATTGGATTTTCGTATAAAGGCGGGAACCCAGCAGCATCTTTAGGGTTTACGATTTACAAACTTTTTAGCCTGCCGCTTGATACTACAGTTTAACAACCAATTTGTGAATGGATAGTGATGAAACGCCGGATGCTTCGGATACTGATTTCATTTGGGTCTTTGTCCGGAACCCCATCACATATGCTACAACTCCTGCTACAATCGTCTTAGGCGTATGCTCAAACTCATCTTCTGACTTGGTAGAGATATCAAGCAAAATCTGAAAGATTCTATCGCGCTGCTTATCATTCAACGACAATGTTGCACACAACCGTTCTGCGATTCCCAACTGGGTTTGGAGAACTGTATTTTCTTTTACACTAAATCTGGAAACTGCCTTACAGAGTGAGCGAATGCTTACCCGAAATAGTTCGGCGATTTCTTCATGTGTGCGTGAGGCATTGTTCTGACGGCATGCCACATATACGGCGGCACCCATAAGAGCACGACGTGTTTCTCCCCGGACTTTCTGGGCATCATCCATTGCTTTGTAGAGACCGCATGCATCCATAAAGACTGACTTGGGCAGATTATGGGTTGTGCATGTTGATTGAATATTATCGAAAATTCCCATCCAAGACCGTTCAGAGTTGGATGATAATGACCACGTGGATAGCCGCTGTAGTTCCTTCATTCTCGTATTTGTAGATGCAATTCCTCGGAATGAGATTACAGACCCGTATGAGGATTCTGGAAGCAAGTCGGATGTTGAAAATCCGGTACGTCCCTTTTCTTCTTTGCCATCATCATAATTACGCCATTCAGCGCCTTCATCAATAAATCGGTCGCCAATAGACCCACAGCTTTCACAGACATACTCCCCATCATCAACTACGAATGAATGTTCGCACATGATTCTTGGTGTTTTTTGTCTAGACTTTAATTCGCTTCCGTTTTACGCATCACTTGCCATGTGCTAGATGTGCATGGTCACTCGCATGAGAAGACCCGGTTGTTACTTTTTTGGAGATGTTATTCTCATCATTATGGGCTTTTAATTCCTCTTCAGTAGTTGGTGTATAGGAAAGATTCATATCAACGATTGAACCATATTTGGGAAATATCCATGAGAATAGGTCTTCAAAGAATTTATTCTGAATAAACTTTAGCTTCTCAGTCAGCTCATCTAAGAATAGAAATAGAGCAATCACGAAGAAAATTCCAGAAACCCATGAGTCTACAGCTAGTTCTTTTGCTTTTGATGTTGGGAAGAAAGGAGGAATCAACTGAGTGATTTCAGATGCCCAGTACCCAAAAATAGCAATCAACATAATCTCAACTGAGACATCAGTGACTTGGTAGAGTGAAGACCGGGCTTTCCATGTATCGTCGAACTCATCGAAAAGGTAATATAACACGTAAGAAATGAAAGCACCATATGCTGTATGTATAATTGCTAAAATAGCGGCATTCCCAGTCTCTGCAAGGCTTTCTGATATTTTACCCATTTATATACTACTTCTCTAATTATCCTTGCTAGGTTCTGGCACAGGTACTGCTGTAAGGTATGTATATGCCCGAGCTACAAGAGGGTATAGGATACATGCAGCAAGAGGAACGCCAATGTAAATCTTCCAGTCAGATAGGAAAATCTCAGTACCCTTACTGATATAGTCTACTGTAAGACCTCTTAGTTTTGTTAGAGCTTCTCCCGACTTTTTTGCTACGACTGAATACACTGCATCAACCACAGCAATTGCTGTATAAAATAGGAGTACCACAAATCCAGAAACGAGAGCAAACGATAAAAGAAAGCCCTGGACTGAATAACCAGTAACAAAGGATAGTACGACGGCAACCACCACAAAAACAGTTACTATCTTGAGAATATCAACCAATGCAAAGAAATCTCTTTGAAGACCGCGAAAGTCAGCAAGAAAGCCCATTTATTAATTAACCAAGTAAATTATTGCATAAAGGTCGGGTCATAAACTTGAGGACGGTAATTTGTAACGAGCATTGGTTTCCCTAAGTCTTTTGTCTTTACCGGCTTTAGCCAAGAAATAAGCAGATACTTCTCTTCTACATGCCAAACCCAGAAACCATTCTTCAATAATTCACCCATTAGGTAATCTACCGCGTCCTTGAAGTTATATAATGGGTAACCAAATACGAACGATGGAACTTCAAATAAGATATATGGTGCATTTGCATTCATAATTGCTTGCTGGCGCACTTTGCCTTCAATTTGTGCTATAACCGGCTTCATAGCAGACATCTTATAAAGTCTGCGCTCTTCTTGCTCATCCCAAACTTCTCTGGCTTTCATCATGGTAAAGTTCTCTTATTAAATGCCACCATTTCGTATTTTGGCATTAGGCGGTGGAGGTACAAAAGGATTTCTCCAGATAGGAGCCTTACATGAATTAGAAGCACAAGTAGGAAATTTATCAAAATACTTTTCAAAAGGAGTATATGGGTGTTCCATTGGTTCTGTTCTTGCTACCGGGATTGCATTTGGACTGAATACAGCTCAAATGGAACGGCTGTCAAAGAAATGCTTGAATTTTTTATTTGTGTTTGAAAATTTGAACTTAACGTCGCTCACAAATGCTGGAGTCAAGAAAGGTGTTGTAAGCATGGACTCGTTTGAAAAACATCTTCTGGGAGCATTTGATTCTGAGGGCATTGATTTGCGTAATAAAGTATTAAGAGACGCAAGCATTCCTTTGCATGTAGTAGCTTCTAATATGTCAAGAGGTATTCCAACTATATTTAAGGGTGATATACCAATACTTCCGGCCTTAAAAGCATCATGTTGTATTCCCTTCTTATTTCATCCACAAGTTATTGGAAAGAGTGTATATCTTGACGGAGGAATGATTACAAATGAGATGCACAAACTTATACCAAAAGAGGAGCAAGCAGAAACTCTTTCCATATATTTGATTCATTCAAGCCCACATGTAGCGCCAGACAATCTAGAAAGAATTTCAATGAGTGAATTTGCATATAAACTATACAAGTCTGTGAGTCTCTACCAGCACACGCAGAATAATAACCCGAATATCTTAAGCTTGTACTATGCATCTGGTTCCGGATTCACTGATAAAAATGATGAAGAAAAAGAGGAAATGATTTCTACTGGTCGATGCTTAATGAGAAGTTTTCTCTCCAAGCGTTCCAGTTAAGAAAGCATCAAATGTAGCAGGGTCAGGAATGCCTTGTAACTTGAATACTTTAGTTGTTATTTCTACTTTGAAGGTTGGGTATTCCTTCACGCTGTAAAGAGACGCCTTTCCCTTATCAGCCTCTGCATTAATCTCTTCGAAAAGAATTGTTTTGCCTCCGTATTTGACTGGATTATTTTTCATCATTTGCTTGAATGCTTTCCACGGCTTCCATGCTTTTCTGGACCATGGACACCATGATACATAGAAGAACATGAAACGGGCCTGGTCTTCATCCAAACCATTGTGTTCGATTGGCGGGTCTTCAATAATGAACTTGCTAGCCGGGTAGTAGCCGGCAATTAAGCGGTAACTAGCAATAACAATTACAAAAGTTATAACCACGATAATAACCGTCGCGTAGATTTCATTCATCCTTACGAAATGACGGGTATAAAAGTTTAGCATCTTTACGTTCTTGGGCAAACCATTCACGATAGGCTACTTCGGGTGTTGTACCTTTGCTGATGATGGAGTATGCAATGCTGTAGGTTTGTCGCTCTGGCTCGTATTGCTTAGGCATGATGCTGTACCATTTCCCCTGTACACGAATTGCTGGAACCATTTTGTTAGTGATTTGGGTTTGGACAGTTGATTCCATTCTTTGAATGTATATGTGTTGCTCATAGATAAATTACATCTTGCACAGATTGGAACCAAGTTTTCCAGAATTGTTTCGCCACCCTTAGATTCCGGAACATCATGACCGCATTGAAAATCAAATACGGTCATTTTGTTTTCACACCAATTTGTCGCACATTTTCCGGAATACTGTTTACCGTGATGTTTTAGCCATACCTGTTCACGCAAGGCTTTTGGAATTTTAGCTTTAATCATTATATAAGTAATCTAGCAGTGTGTAAAATGGAAATGGAAGAAGACAGTCAAAAAGATAACAAAATGGAGGAAGGATATCAGCGCTACATGCGTCTGCATGCAATTGTACAGGAGATTAACAGCAAGCCAGTGAGCCGGACAACCGAATGGTATACCGAGCACAACCACTTGCTTCACATGTACGACTGCCACTTCAAAAGTGGATTTACTGACCTCCACCCGGAGATTACGGACCCAACGTTTCGTGCAAACTGCGCGAGGCTTGACCTTCTGATTAATAAACTAATGAAGGAGTTTGACTCCTATCATTGGTTCAGTCTGTATGACTATCTTCAATTTAACAAGACTGCAATTGCGGTGGTGGATGCTGTGTTTGCATCAGTTGAGATGGCAGAGACTGATGATGAAATTTCAAATATGTTTGCAGGTCTTTCTGTTTAGGCAGGGAACCCTACAAGCCCGGCTCCAATACCAAAACCAGCACCTGTGCGAGCGGAAGCACCCACAGAAGGTGCATATACATCGAGGATAGCAAAGGTTGCCATCGCGGTGAGAGAAATCATACCGATTTCATTAAGTTTTAGCTTTCCGGAAAAGAAATATGCAGCAAGAGCAACGGCCACGCCCTCGAATGCATACTTGATTAGGCGAGTCATGAGGTCGGACATGTCAGGCATCATGGACGGTACACTTGCTTCCTTTTTATCAGGCATTTTATATTCTAGAAACGAAGAAAAGTGGATGACTATTATAACTTTTCATGTAACGGTTGACCCGGATGTTATTGAAAAATATAACATTTATAACGCTGGCGAAAGACAGATAGACTTCTATATCATGTGTTACCTAAACTCACCAGATGGTTGGTCTCAAGATGGATACTTTTTTGAACAAACAACAGACAGATTTAAAGCACGTGTATGGATTCGGTTATCTATGTCAAAGACCATTGAGAAGATTTGTGGGCTTCCGGCTATGCTATCGTGTGCATCACTTGGAGGACGAGATATGTATCTTTGTGCTGAACGATGGTTTGGCGGAGCTAAAGAAAGTGGGCTCAGTCTGCAAGATTATCGGCAATATATGGTCTCACATGAAATGGGACACATTCTTGGTAAGCAGCACAAGGACTGTCCGGGGAAGGGGAAGCCAGCCCCTATCATGCTTCAGCAGACACTTGGCATTGGAGAATGTATTCCTAACACAAATGTAAAGAGATGATTGAAAAAGACACTATGGTCACCGTGATTGGTGTTATTCTTTTGGCAATATCCTATGGCTTAAGTTCATCGTATATTCTCAGGCAGGACGCTGATTGGAAGATAGCAGGGTCTGCTGTTCCGTTTGGAATGAATATGGCTGTTCTTCTATATATTGCGTTTGGTCTGTTTAGCGTTTCTAAGCTTTCAACTGCTGTAAAGGTTATAATTATTTTAGCATTCATTTCACTGTCATATGTCGAAATTTACTTCATGTATGAGAAGCCTGCTACGCGATATGGTATTCCCTTTTCTTGGTTCATTGTAACTGCTGCTACTCTTGCTCGGTTATATTTTATAATTTCATTACACTGTGACCTGACTAAAACCTTTTTTGTATATGTTGCTCAAAGCATAGTAGAACCGAATAAAGCTGTTTTTCCAACGGCAGCATTGGATGTTGTTCAGCCAAACTGGGACAAAGCATATAGTACTTTTGAAAATGCCCTGAGAAAAACTCAGTTGTCTCCCGATGAACGTTTGGTGCAAATCAATAAGTTCCGGGCAGCTTGGGGTATGCCTCCCAAGGATGGCGTGATGACTGGCGGCCGGCGTTAAAAAGTCACTTTCAGACACCGAGGTATATAGTAATAAAATGCCCTTTGATGCTCCTGCTTCTCAGCCCCGCCAGCCCGAACTTCTTCCCAAGGAGGAGGATGGAGTAGTAATTGATTACCTCGAGGAGGACCCGGAGATTCCTACGCAGCGATATGCGATTATGTCTTTTATCTCTCCTGAGAAGGTCATCAAGCAGAAGCAGGAGTTCTACTACGAGCGTTTTCTCACGTGGATGGATTATGACTGGAAGGTGACTGGGCTTGAGGGCTTTATGGCTTTCCTTGGTAAGAAGTACTCTCTGAAGATTGAGGACCTGATGAATGATATGAATGAGTTCCGCAAGGTTCACAATGATGAGGTAAGCAAGTCTGATATTCAGGAGAAGTATCAGGTGTTCCTCATGAAGCATGAGAAGGACCTTGATACTGAGTTTACGGAGAAGGTTGAGTTCCGGACCAATGTGCGTGGTGTGAAGGTTCGTCGTGTGTTTGCCAATCTTGAGGAGGCTCAGATGTTTACAAAGGTTCTTCAGCGCAAGTATCCCCGTGACAATCTATACATCGGCAAGGTTGGTTGCTGGCTTCCTTGGGACCCTTCTGAGAACGTCGTGCAGGAGGTTGAGTATGCGGAGAAGGAGCTGAATGAGATGATGCGCAAGTACAAGGAGAATGAGGTGAACAAGGACATCTTCTTCGATGAGCGTAAGAACGAGAAGATTGAGGACCAGAAGAAGGAGAATGCACGTCGCCGGGCTGCTGCTCTGGAGGACAAGGCAAAGGAGTCTGCTACTGCAATCCTGGACAATCCTCCTGTTCACCCTACTGAGGGAGCAATTCGCGACTAAAACGGAAATATATGATGGTGATTGAATAATCAAAAAATGCAAGAATACATCAAACATCTCCAATCTGTGCTACCGTGTAGTTTGGAGACGCTTATCGAACATACTTCTCCGGAAGTGAAAGAATATTGCAGAATAAATGCAGATAAGTTCCGCGACCTAAAGGCTCGTGATAAGGGAGGAATTGGTAAGAAGGTTGAGTTTTATATATTCGGCCGGCTTCCAAATAACGACCGAAACCCTGATACAGATTGGGGTGACATCAAGACAACTCATATTAAGAAGTGTCGTGATGGATATTGTGCTAAAGAAAGATTGACTCTGACTAATTGTGGCAACACCACAAAACCGGAAACGCTGCAACACCTTTTGGGAGACCTTAAGCAGAACAAGCTATATCCTAAAATCCGGACTGGTATTTTGCTAGTTCTTTATGGAGATGAAATCCGGTATATTCTGCGTTACGATGTTGAAGAGATTGGTATAGAGTCCATATTGGAAGACTATGCTAAAATCCAGATTTGTGTTCAAGCAAATAGGGTAAGCCAAGCAGGTCAGAAGTATTTGCACATTCATCCGCACGGATGTAAGAAATCTAAGACACGTGCTCTTGGGTTTACAAATAAATTTGTTACGCGACTTATAGCTCACTATTGTGGATTAGAGTTGCGTACAGTTGGCAAGTCGTTGGTATTCTAATTCTTCCCTTGCTGCTTGACCCATACTGTGGGTCCCTTTTTCTGTACCTTTGATGGGTCAAAATCATCTCCGGCTAACATTGTTGAGCTGAACGGTTGGTTATTTGCCCATAGAGAATCATCGCATAATCTGAATGAAGGGTGGTCGGAAGCTCTGTACCAGAATACCTGGTCTTCTAGTTTATTGGATTGGACACCATTCGCAATAACAAGACACTCGTAATTCTCTGTGCATTGGTCCATGAATTGGCAGAACATCTCAAAGGTTGGAAACATACCAGCATAGTTGTCATAAATTCTCTTTCTGTTTGTGATGTTATTCTCACGCAGAATGAATACGAAGTCGATGTTAGTACGCAAGTTAGGAGTAATACCCAGCGGGTACTGCATAGTAATCAAAGTAACCATATCAATATGACGACCGTTCATGAATACATACCGGGTAGACTCTTCATTAATCCAAGACTTATCGTATAAGCAGTCATCTAAGATTAGAAAAGCGCGAGGGTCTGAATTAGAGTTTCCACCATGCGCTTTCTTGTCCTGATTTCTTTGCTGTTTAACTGCAAGCTGACGCTTGATAGCATTCATCACAATTCCGGGACTGTACTTGTCATGGATTAACTTAGAGGGAACCATATCCTGAAAAAAAGGATTGGCAACCTCTGTTCCTGAGATTACAGTTCCTACCGGGAAGCATGCCCGGCTATTCGCAAGAATATCGCGAACCAAGAAGGATTTTCCAGTATCCTTCTTTCCAATTAACACAATCATGGGAGATTTACGCGAGTCAATCTCACATCTGTCGACTATAGTTTGAATGTTAAACTTCTTGATTTGGAAATTCATCGCGTGAAGATTCCTATATTGGTTTAGGGCATGGATTATAATTGGAAAAATGAAGCGTAAACAGACATCAGAGTTACGGACCAACCCGGTGGCTCTTGTTGTTACTAGAGCTGTATGCAAGAATGACTTGTGGGACGTCACAAAACTGCAACCTTTCTTTCCTCCAATTGAGTGTCTTTTTAAGACAAATACATTGGAGCGTGTCCAGGATTATGGAATCAAGCTGAATGACCCGATTGTTTCTGCTACTGAAAATATAGGTAGTCTTACATCTGGGCGTAGTATTGATGTTCATCCGAAAATTACTATGCTGTTGAGCCCATTTAAGTGTATGAAGGGTGAGTTTGGTACGTTTGGATTACCTATGCTTTCTGAACATGCGCGTGAAACTCAATCTAAGCTACAAAGCCATAACACAGCAGGATATGTTGGGTCTATTCTTTCAGTAGCGTTGTCTCAGTCCGGATGCCAACATTTTCCAGAAGTGGTTGGTGTCTTTACAGGAACAGCTATGAGTCATACGATTGATATTTCAGATGACTACGAAGAGTTATCAGAGCGTCCTTGGTTTTCCCAGAATATTGGTAAGACATTTGAGCTTCGCTTAGATGAACATACTGGGACTTCTATTGAATATACACGCAGTGCTCGTGTATCCCTTCAGTTAGGAGAAGATGCTGATTTAGGTCATGTAGAAGAGCTTGTTGCGATTCATGCTGATGCTACAGCTGCTGAGATGACACCTGTATTCCGGGAAGAGGAAATTGATGACGAAACCGAATCAACTTCGGATGTTTCAACATCATATATCTTTGCTATTGAATCTATGGCATCATCATTTGATGAAAGCATTGATGAGGAGGAAGAGGAAGATGAACCCTTTGCTTGGGCAACATTTAAGAATGTTCCGGTTCAAATGACAGTTATGGAAAAGCTTGAGGGAACTTTCTATGAACTATTGAAAACAAATTCGGAACCAGAGAAACACTTTGCATGGATAGCTCAAATCATTTTTGCTCTTGCATATGCTCAGCGGAACTTTGCATTCACTCACAATGATTTGCACGGAAACAATATCATGTTCAAGAAGATTGATAAAGAGTTTTTGTATTACTTTCACGCAGGAGTAACATACAAAGTACCAACGTATGGATATCTAATAAAGATTATTGATTTTGACAGAGGGATTGGTTCAATCAAGTTACCGGGAATGAAGGAGGCTAAGCTGTTTATGAGTGACCAGTTTGCAGCATCTGAAGAAGCAGGTGGACAATATAATTGTGCACCTTTCATGACTGAGAAGCATAAGATAATTAAGCCAAATCCATCGTTTGACTTGGCTCGGCTTGCAACATCTCTGTTTTGGGATTTGTTCCCGAATGGTCCTAAGTATGATGAGTACCAGGAGCAGCCGTTGTTCAAGTTATTCATTAAGTGGATGACTCTAGAGGATAATACAAGCGTTCTATTTTTCAAGAAAAATCCCAAGGTTGACCGATATGTTGGGTTTTCGCTGTACAAAGCAATTGCTAGATTATGTAAGGATTCCATCCCACGCAAGGAGATTTCTGAACTGAAGACCTTTATTGGTGATGCAGTTCCGGGAGAAGCCTGCTTAATTATTGATATTTAACGCTTCTTGGTTTGAAAAACTGTATACAAACGGAAGAACCCAAAGAAGATACCAAATGCAGTAGCAGCTAGAAAAAACCACTTATAATGAGTTTTTACCTCATAGACCATAATGTAGATGTTTATACTGATGCTTACTAAGCAGAACAGTATAATCAGATAGTCAAGCCAGCTCATTTATATTTATGAAAAGTATAAGAAATGTTAGGTATATAATAAATGTATACCGTCTTATTCTGGATTAGTTCATTGCTTTTTATCGGCTTATCTATTTACTTGGTACGCTCTAGAGGAGGAAGTCCACTGTTTTATGGTCAGATTTTTGCAGGATGTGCTATGTTTGCAACTAGCAAGATTGGGCGTAAATTCTTAGGCTTGGAGAATTAAAATGTAGGAACACCTACAAACATTTCTTGAGAGGGAGCAGGAGCTTCCGGAACTACACTTTTTACTGCCTCAACAACAGCTTCCGGTGATGAAACCGTATATGCGATTCCACCACTCAGAAGACCACCAAGCACAGTTAGCTTTGAAGCCGTAAACCAATCAATAGGTTCACCCTTGAACCGACGGTCTAGGGCATACAAAATAAAGCAAATTAGAGCAACTGCAACTGCAATGTATAGTGGCATCATTTGTTGTCAAACGTTGTGAATCTTTACAGATTTAGAACGAGGCCATCTCCTTCTGCCTTTGTTTCAATTTCTGTCATTAGGTCGACTTCGGGAATCTGAACCTCCTTGACTTCTTCCGGCTTCATCTGTTCATCAAGGTCTGTAAAAGACAACTTATCGTCATCTTCCTCTTCAGGCTTCTCAACAAATGATAGCGAACGAGGTCTCTCCTGTTCCTCCTCAGAATCTTCTTCATCGGGAAGGTCTTCAAAGATAACAGACTTTGAAGCCGGAGGAGGAGCGGGCTTATCTTCTGCGGGTGGCTCGCTGAAGTATGACTTGGCAATGACTTCCCAAGGCAGAAATGAACGAATAACATCGTCGATGGTCTTGTAGATGACCTGTTCAATCTCTTGCCGGTTCTTTGCCTGTTGTTCAGAGGGAACACCAGATGTCTTGAAAAGGTAAGCTACTTGCCATAGCTTTCTAGCAGAGTGCTTGTATAGTTCATGAATGAACTTGGTTACATTGGGGCGTTCAAATTCAACACGGACCTGTGAAGATGCTCCGCGATATTGAAGAGCAGCAAAGGATTTCATATATGCAAGGAATACTCCCATTAGGAGGTCATCCATATAGGCGCACTTAGATACCTTGAGAACACGCTCAACTTCCTCAGCAAGAGTGCTATCTGACCAATCTGGAATCTTGGTCACCATATTCTGAAATGTCCGGAGAATTTCATCCATTTGCTTATTGCGTTCGCACAGTTGCTTAGCGCTATCATGGATGCTCCAGAAACCCTCTGCAAGGCGAGGGACAAGAAGAGTTGCTAGATGTTCGCGAAGTTGAACCTTTGCTACTTCGGTTTCGCTCATTTGTAAAGAAAAACGGATTTGATTATAGTTAGATTTAACATATTACACAACTGTAATGGTTTTCAACACTTCTTGTTACAAGCAACAGAACGTCAGTGGCGACCCGGAAGAACCGGGTACGATGACCATTGATGAAGAACTATAACTCCACTGTATTCGTACAGTATACATACTTCGGGTCATATAAGACCCATTTTTCTTGTCGAAAGACACATTTTTCTGTAAAAACGGATTGTTTGACTTTTATCGTAGTTAATCTCATCAACACAAATGGCTTCCATCGAGCTCATCAACGTCCGCGCGGCCCTGAATATGGCTCATGCGGAGATTGACAAGGCGTTCGCGCATATCCTGACCGCTGCCGCTGAGGCAGATACGGAGGGAGAGAATGAGGAGGAGGTCAAGCTGACGCCAATCCAGAAGCTGAACAAGCAGCTGGAGACGGCGCAGGAGAAGCTCACCAAGCTCAACGCAAAGATTGCGGAGGGCAAGAGCAAGACCAAGGACAAGGACGAGGAGAACAAGAAAAAGTTTGAGGAGGTAATCTCCAAGATTAACGAGAAGATTGCCGAGGCCGAAGCCAAGGAGGCCAAGAAGGCCGAGCCCAAGCCTGCAAAGGCAGCGGCGAAGAAGCCCGCGAAGGCGGCAGAGGAGGCGGAGAAGTCTGCTCCGGCTGAGGAGAAGTCCGAGGCCAAGAAGCACGTCCCGCGCATCACGCCGGCCATGACCACGAAGCTCAAGGAGGCTTTCGAGGCGGTCCACGCGGAGTGGGACGACAAATACAAGAAGGAGTTTGTGACGCAGGTCAACTCTCTTTCTGAGAAGCAGTTTGGCGACATGACCCTGGAGGGGCACATGTCCCACTTTGCCAACAAGCACGCACCGGCCGCCGCAGGCGGCGGTGGCGGTGGCGCGGCGCCCAAGCCCAAGCCCAAGTCACTGACAGTGGCTGAGCTCGTCAAGCAGAACAAGAACCTGAAGCAGGTGTCCGCTGGTGTTTACCAGCACAAGACAACTGGCGAGATGGTGACTGGTCCCGCAGAGGACGCAGACGAGGAGTTTGAGGACAAGAACCACGACGATGATACCTACATTGTCGGCCAGACCACCAAGCGCGTGTACAAGCCTTCAGATGACGGCCCCGACGAGTTCGTGGGCTACTGGGGCGTTGGCGAGTGGTAAACTACTATACGGCGAAAGCCAATTTTTTATTGAACAACTGGGGCTTCTGTTACTGCTTGTACTACCGGTTCTATGACTTGTTTGGAATAGCTAAAATCAATATAATTTGGAGCAAACAATGATATAAAGTAAACAGCCCAAAACTGTACAAATCCAATACCTATCACAAATGCAAATAATCCGGCACCACTAAATGACGACCCAGCAACAGCAAATGTAATAGTTGATGATACAATTACTAAGGCTCCTAGAACTCCTACAATCCAAAACTTAAGCCCCTTAGTTCCAAAATTATAGAATGACCACGCAAAGTAAGCTCCTGCTACCGATGCTAATGTGTAGAATACAACGTTCAGAATCTGACCACCGGGTGTGTCCTTTTTTTCTTCATTTACAACTGTCGGAGAATTGATAACAATCTGTTCTCCGTCATCCTTTATAAATTGTGTTGGCGCTGCTCCATTCAGTGACACATTCACTTGATATGTCTTCTTTACTCCCGGAGCAGGGTCTAGGATACCCAGTGTTTGAGGACTCACTGTAAAGCTCAGTGTTCCGTCTTTTACCAGCTGTTTGGTCTGTTCAGTTACATCTGTAAAAGTACCCTGGACTCCATATGATGCTTTGAGAACTTCTAATCCCTTTGGTGGTTCTGCCATCTCTTATTATGATGAGAATACAACATTTGCGATTCCTCTCGTTATGCGTAAAAAGTTATATGACTCGACATACACTGTTACTGTGTATGTGTATGGTCTTACTGATTCGGCAGGCTTTGTAACAACTGAAATAACTTGGTCTGGCCTTAGCCCCCTACCAGGAATGTCACCTGGAGTATTATTAGTTACTCTCACTGGCGCAGGACTGAAAGCGGTAGTCTTCAGAATACAACCTTGGAGTACAATTTGGTTCTGTGTAAACGGAGGGTCTTGAAGAGTTAGTCGCAGAATTGTCTTATTAAACATAGACCCGTTTATGTGACCACTTGGTTGAGGTGTATCGTGTTCTAAAGCAAAGGAATATGTATAGATTCCGGGAAGAAGAGACACATTACCAGTGTGGTGACGATAGTTCTCAAGATATTTGAAGAAGTCAAAGGTTTTTGCATTGAAACGTTCAGCTCCATCAAATACAATAACACCATCAATGAGAGAATCAAATGCACTTTGATTCTGACCAATCGCAGACCCACTACTATACCATGGTGTCATGATTCCGGCTTGGTATGGACCATATGGAGACTTAAGCTGATTTGTATAGTTATCTACCCCATTGTTTGCAATAACATCTGACCTTTGTGCAACCCATACAACACGAGTACACAAATTCACCAGCACAAGTTCAATATCATTGCCGGCTCCATATAATCCTGGCACTGTAACTGCCCGATTATCTTTAATCTTGAATGAGTTATCGCTCTTTGCTAGTTGAACTACTTCGGCATCTCCAAGAAAGATATAGTTTGCTTCAATGTATGGATTCAATGCCCATGTAACCAATGATGCATTGATTGGCGCTGTTCCTACACTGGGTGGACTCAAAAAATTAGACATGGCAAACTGGGAAGAAGCTGGGTCTGCTCTGATTCTTTGTCCAAATGTTCCGGGAGTGCTGTCAAAGACAGATGCCGATGTATCACGAACATCGCGAACTGTAAACAGGTCATAAATAGGCGCAAACTCAACAACGATTTCTACTTCCGAGTACTGGAGAGCTACAAGGGGGAGAGCTGTTCCAACATCTTCACAAAACCAGAAATGAAGAGGGATTACTAAGTCTCTAGCAAGGATAGATGGTTGAGCAATGGCTGTTGAAGTGGTAATTGAGTGTGGATATTGGTTTCTGCGATTATATGCATTTGCCGGGTCATATAGTTCTGGTACATTGCCAACCATTCCATCTATAATACGTCTCTTATTTGCATTGTAAGTAATGTATGAGTACAACTTCATCCACTCACCGGTGTGTCTGACGATTGTAGTACCGTTAATTAGGAGTGAGACAGATTGAATCATATTGTATCCAAGATTTGGAATCCATTGAAATTCATAGCCAATCCCGGTAGCATCAGGAGCAAGTTCTACATGTTTGCCTGGAGTGACTGCAGCAATTGGTGAATATATGTCTGGAAGACTTACATGAACATAGCAGTCATGTAACATTTGTGCATTGCGGTCTACCTTAACACGCATGGACTTAGAAATGGTTGCATTCAAATCCAGATTTGTGGAACGAAAATCCAGCCGGAAATGTTCCATTGCAAATTCAGTATGACGTTTGTAGACTGACCGAAAATGAGTAAAGGAGGGAGACCCCGTCACAAGTTGGTCTTGTGCGCCTTTATTCACTAATTGCATTAAGCCACCTGGCATTTTCTCTTATAAAATGGAGTATACTAAAACTGTTCAATTTTATACCTATGGTGATATCGACCAGGCAGTAGTATCTTGAGCTGTACGATTCCAGATTTCCGTGATTCCATCATAATCTGTATGACAGTAATAGAAATAGTTAATATCTGCTGCAAATAAGCCGGCTACATCCCCAGTGGTTCCTGTGCTGCTTGCTGGGACAACCGTGCTGACCTTAGGCAAGTCATAAGTAACTTCAGATGTGCCGGGGTCATATCCTAAGGCGTAGGCACTTATGGCAGCACGTACTGGCGTGACATAAAGTGCTCCGGTCACCCCAACTTCTCCGTTTATAAGAGAACCTGAAGCATTCAGAATAATAGTATTTGCTGCCTGCCCTGTCTGGCCAGCCTGGTATCCAATAGCAACTGCATACTCTCCTTGTCCTTCATTTCCGGCGGCGTTTCCAATAGCAACTGCATAGTTTTGCTGACCAGTGTAACCAGCACCATTTCCAATAGCAACTGCATACTCTCCTTGTCCTTCATTTCCGGCGGCGTTTCCAATAGCAACTGCATAGTTTTGCTGACCAGTGTAACCAGCACTATTACCAATAGCAACTGCACTTTCTTGTTGACCGTCATAACCAGCCTGGTATCCAATAGCTAGCGCAGCGGACTTCTGGCCTGTGTAACCAGCCTGGTTTCCAATAGCAATCGCATTTTGAATCTGATTTTCATAACCAGCCTGGTTTCCAATAGCAACTGCATAGTTTTGTTGACCAGTGTAACCAGCCTCACTTCCAATAGCAATTGCATATCCTCCTTGCCCGTCGGTACCAGCACCCTGTCCAATAGCAACTGCACGTTCTTGTTGACCAGTGTAACCAGCCTGGTTTCCAATAGCAACTGCATACTCTCCCTGACTGTCATAACCAGCAACGCCTCCAATAGCAACTGCGCTATCTCCCTGACCCGTATTGCCGGCATAACCTCCAATAGCAACTGCTCCGATATTCTGGTTGTAATACCCGGCACTTGCTCCAATAGCAACTGCATACTCTACTTGTCCTTCATTACCGGCCTGGTTTCCAATAGCAACTGTATTTGTTTGTTGACCATCAAACCCAGCACCGGTTCCAATAGCAATTGCATTTGTTTGTTGACCAGTGTTACCAGCTTGAGTTCCAATAGCAATTGCATATCCTCCTTGCCCGCCGAGACCAGCACCCTGTCCAATAGCAACTGCATTTGTTTGTTGACCAGTGAAGCCAGCACCATTTCCAAGAGCTACTGCATACTCTCCTTGTCCTTCGTTACCGGCCTGGTATCCAATAGCAACTGCACTTGTTTGTTGACCAGTGTAACCAGCCTCAGTTCCAATAGCAACTGAATAGTTTCCTTGATTCCCGTAACCAGCAACATTTCCAATAGCAATTGCATATCCTCCTTGCCCATCGAGACCAGCACCCTGTCCAATAGCAACTGCGTAGTTTCCTTGACCACTGTTGCCAGCGGCACCTCCAATAGCAACTGCACTGACTCCCTGACCCGTATTGCCGGCACCGCCTCCAATAGCAACTGCACTTGGCCCCTGACTGTCATAACCAGCCTCGTATCCAATAGCAATTGCTTGAGTTGCCTGACCGGTGCCACCAGCATATGCTCCCATAGCAATTGCATATCCTCCTTGCCCGCCGAGACCAGCACCCTGTCCAATAGCAACTGCATAGTTTTGTTGACCGGTGAAACCAGCCTCGAATCCAATAGCAATTGCACTGACTCCTTGCCCGTCGTTACCGGCACTATTTCCAAGAGCTACTGCATACTCTCCTTGCCC